ATGGAATACAAGCAGTACTTTGCCAATCGCCTGCGGGATCTGCGCGACGAAGGGCGCTACCGGATTTTCTGTGATCTGGAACGGCGTACCGGCAAATTTCCCAAAGCCATCAATCATCGCGATGGCAAGACCCATGATGTCACCATCTGGTGTTCCAACGACTACATGGGTATGGGCATGCATCCGGTGGTGACGGGCGCCATCGCGGATGCGGTCCAGACGGTCGGCGCCGGCGCCGGCGGCACCCGCAACATCTCGGGCACGACACACCATCATGTCCTGCTGGAGAATGAACTCGCCGACTGGCACAACAAGGATTCGGCCTTGTTGTTCACCAGCGGTTATGTGGCCAACCTGACCACCCTGATGACCCTGGGTCAGCAGATCCCTGATCTGGTCATCTTCTCGGACGAGTTGAACCACAACAGCATGATCGAGGGCGTGCGCCACTCCCGCGCGCCCAAGAAGATCTTCAAGCACAACGATGCCGCCGATCTGGATCGGCTGATGAGCGAATACCCGAGGGAAACACCCAAGCTGGTGGCCTTCGAGTCGGTCTATTCCATGGACGGTGACATTGCCCCCATCGCCGACATCTGCGATGTGGCCGAGAAGCATAACGCGCTGACCTTCCTGGACGAGGTGCACGCCGTCGGCATGTACGGCGAGACCGGCTCCGGCGTGGCCGAGCGCGACGGCGTGGCCGACCGGATCGACATCATCCAGGCCACCATGGGCAAGGCGCTGGGCAACATCGGCGGCTATATCGCCGGCGATGCCGACCTGGTGGACTTCGTGCGCAGCTTCGGTTCGGCTTTCATCTTCACCACCTCGCTGCCGCCCGGCGTCGCCGCCGGCGCGCTGGCCAGCATCCGGCACCTGCGCGAACACAACGAGTTGCGCATCCGCCACCAGGAGCGCGCCGCTACCCTGAAGCGCCGCCTGCGCGAGTTGAACCTTCCCGTCATGGACTCGGTCAGCCATATCGTGCCGGTGCTGGTGGGCGACGCGTCGCGTTGCAAGCAGGCCTCTGACCTGCTGCTGACCCGCCACAACATCTATGTGCAGCCGATCAATTATCCGACCGTGCCGCGGGGTACGGAGCGGCTGCGCATCACGCCGACGCCGCTGCATGACGACCACCTGATGGACCATCTGGTGGCCGCCCTGCTGGATGTCTGGAGCACGCTGGAGATCAACCAGCAGGCGGCCTGATATCCGGATCGGTCAAGAGCGGCGATCAAGGGGCGGGGGCTCGGTCCCTCGCCCCTTGCCCGTTGCCACGGTCTCGTTGGCGAAACAGCACGATTGCGCCGCTTCGGGGGATCGTCTATGGTCCCGCTCTCGCCGCATCCCCAACGGGTCGGCCGCTTTGCGCCCGTAGCTCAGCTGGATAGAGCGTCGGCCTCCGGAGCCGAAGGTCAGAGGTTCGAATCCTCTCGGGCGCGCCATAAAATCAAGGACTTAGCGGCCCCCACGCGGGGCCGTTTCCATGTCCGGTCAACACATGGTCAACAGTCGGCTCGAGCCGCTGGCGACGCTCCCCGCGCCTGTTTCGCTGCGCTTCTCTATATTTTCAGGGTGGAACAGGTGGAACAGGGTGGAACAGCGTTGATATAAAACGAGAAATTCCGTACCACCCCCACCGTGGAACAGGTGGAACAGGGTGGTACAAGCCCGCCCACGAAAAAACCCGCCCCAGCAGTGCCAGGGGCGGGCGGGTGTCTGCGGAAGTTCCGCAGACGGTCAGGCGGCGCCTTTTGTCCGGTCGCGGATCAACTCGCCGGCAACGCCGTTCATGGTGGCGCGCGCATCCTCGGTGACGCGCATCAACAGGTCATAGGTTGACCGCTTGATATGGTCGGCGGGCACGTCGCAGTCGCCTTCCTCGGCGGCGCCGATCCACACCAGCACGGCAGACACGCCTTCCAGACGGCAGGCGGCGGCTTCCAGGCGGTCGCTCATGTCTCGGGTGTTCATGGTCGGTCCCTCCCTCATGCTGCCTTGGTGGCGCCGCTCGTGGCGCGGTCGTGCCGGTCGCACAGGGCGTCCAGCTTCTCGGCCATCAGTTCCACCATGCCGGTGATGATTTGGTAATTGTCCGCGTCGGCCGGCCCGTTTGCGAGGATCTTCGATGCGCCCTTGGCGGTGTCGCGGATGTTCAGCATGTCGGCCCAAATGCCGATAGACTCCATGCGGTCAATGGTGATGGTGTCCGCCTGGACGGGCTCCGCCTTCGCGGCAGCGTCGGCCTTGTCGCGTTCCAGCATGGCCCGAGCCATAATCAGCGCGTCGTGGGCTTCGCCGTCCGGCATGTTGCGGACGTATTCCATCAGCGCTTCCTTGGTGGCGCCGGTCGGGGGCAGCGTGGTATTCATGGAATCGGTCATCATCGTTTCCCCATCTTCGGTGGTGATCATGCCCTGGTCGGTGTTCGTGCACCGGCCGGGGCGCTTCGGCGTTGCGCCGTGCCATCATATTGCCTACACTTGCCGACAGGACGCAACCCTTTTGTAGGCACGGTGATAACATGGCGCGCACAAACCCGCTCGGAGTCCGGGTCGAACCAGAAATCAAGTCAGCCCTGGAGCGGGCAGCGCAGGACGATGACCGCTCGGTGTCATCGCTCGTCGAACGCATCCTGAAAGCATGGCTTCAGGACCATGGGTATCTGCCAGGGACGGACGGTGCTACTGGAAAGAGCGGTGAAGTTTCCAGTTGACGGCGGCGGTCCGTTGCAGGCGCGCGAAATCAAATGGTCGGCGCCGTCCTTTTGTTTCGCAGGCGCGGGACGGCGGGTGATGGCTCTGAAAACAAAGTGTGGGCGCCCACACTTTGTTTCATGTCGCAGGCGCGGTGCGGCGTCCCCGTTACGGAGATGCCTTTGATCCACCCGATCCGGGGAACCAATCTTGCTCACCAAATCCGGTGAGCAAGTCGCCAGAACGGGCGAAAACCTGTAAGTCATTGATTCTATTGTTCCCCCGTTTTGGGGATCAATAAAATCAAGGGGTTAGCAATCCCCCCGAATCGGGGGAAACCCTACAGCACCAACAGCCCTTCCGGCCGGGCGTCTTCGTCGTCATAGATGCTTCCGCCGGAGTCGCCGGCCATGGCGCGGGACACGGCCATTGCGGCGGCCACGGCGCCGTCAATGCGGTCGCGGGCCTTGCCCTTGGAAAAGCCCTTGAGCCCGGCCTTGTCCACCTCCACCACCACGTTGCCGAAGTTCCAACGCAAGATCGGGTGTCCGCCGTGGATCATCCGGCCGGACACGATGGCGTGTTCAAGGTCGCGGATCGCCGGCCCCATGGTCAGGGCGCCTTGTCGCATGGACACCACCGGCAACCCGTCATCGCCAAGGTTGCCCATCATTTGTTGGGCAAGGTACGGGTCGAAGGCGATTTCCTGAACGCTGTACGTCTCGCACAGGTCGCGGATTCGGTCCTCAATGGCGTGGTAATCAATGGCGTCGGTGCCGGCGGGCGTGATGTATCCGGCCTCCGCCCATTGGACATAAGGCACCTTGTCCCGGTCGCTCCGCTTGCGCAGGTTGTCCGCCGGGCAGAAGAACCAAGCCCAGACGGCCAGGGTATCGTCAGGCAGTCGCCAGCACGCCACGATCACCGACAGGTCGGACACGGACGACAAGTCCACCGCAAGCCAGCAGGGATGGTCCCGCATGGCGTCCAGGTCCACCGGCTGGTTGCCGCGCTCATAGGTCTGGGCATCCACGAACGGCGCGGCCGAATGGTCGAGCCAGACGTTTAGGTGAAGCTGGCGGAACGCCTCCCGCTCCGCCGGTCGCGCTTCGGCTTCCCGTGCCAACTGGCGCAACCCGTCAATGTCCGGGAAGCCGTCCTTCAGGCCGGGGCACACGCGGTGCCACACCGATTCGTCGCGCCAGTCTTCTTCCGGCCCGGCTTCGAACAGCACGGGCAGAAAGCCGGGGTCTTCCACTTCGCCCAACGCCACCTTGCGGGCGTAGTCGTACAGGTCGAAGGCGATGTTTTCATGCCCACGGCCGGCGGTCGTGGTGACGATCAGCAGGCTCCCGGCGGTCTTGGTCAGGCCGGTTCGCAGCACGTCCCAAAGGTCGCGGCGCGGCCAGATATGCAGTTCGTCGGCCAGACAGAAGACGGGCGTTGAACCATGCTGGCGGCCCGCGTCGGACGATACAGCGCGCAGCACGGCGCCGCTCTTGGGATGCTCAAGCCGGTGCCGGTAGTCCACAAACCGCAGCTTGTCGGCAATGCGCGGGTCTTCCCGGCAGATATGGGCGGCCTCTTCAAAGGCGATCCGGGCTTGCTCCCGATCAGACGCGGCACACAAGGCCAGTCCACCGGGCACCCGTTCCGGGCCGATGGTGTGCAGCAGGGACAGGCCGGCGCCCAGGGCGGTCTTCCTCGAGCCGCGCGGGAGCAACAGGAAGGCGGTTCGCACCTTGCGCCGGCCGTCTTCATGGCGCGGCCCGTAGATGCGCCGCACGATGCGCTCTTGCCAGTCCGCAAGCTGATACTGGCGGCCAGGCGCGTTGCTCTTGGGATGCTTCAGCAGGCGGAGAAAATCAACGGCGCGTTGCCCATAGCCGAACGGGTCTTCAATCTCCGAGCCGTCGAAGATCCAGGCGGGATGGGTTGCCGGCGCGGCCATCGTCACAGGTCCAGGGCGGCAAGGTCGCCGTCGCCGTCATCGGCCGTCCCGAGACGCTGGCGAGCAACGGGCGTCAACCCAAGCTCGTTGGCAAGCTGGCGGGCCTGTGTCTGTGCCGTGTGCATGACGCGGAAAGCCGGATGCGGGCGCGGCGCACCTTCCGCGCTCTCGATCCAGGGTGAAGGCGCGGCGGCAAGTTCCGCCTGACACTGGCGAATCTGCCCCATGGCGAGACAGTAGCTTTCAACGGTGCCCATGTCCGCGTCGGTCAACACCCGCCGTTCGGTCAGGTGCGGCATGACGCGGTGCCATTCCTCCGCCGCGTGATCGGGCAGCCAAGCGGGCGGAGCCGGGACGCGCGCAAGCCCGCCCTCGATGGCCTTCAATGCCGGTTTCCGTCCTTTCGCCATGGCCCTTTCTCGCGCAAGATTATTTCGTCAAATCGGCTCTCTCAAAAGGAAAACGGGGCGGCCGGTCCCGGCGCGGGCAGGGGAAATAATGAACCCCCCTCCCTATTCCGTCGCCGTGCAGTGAAGTTCGAGCCCGGCGCGCCGGCCCAACTCGCGCACCTCATGAATGTCCCAGGTTTCGCCGTCATAGGTGACGCGGTGTTGCACCGTGACGCCATCAAGCCAGTTCATCCGAAACACGGCCTTGCGCTCCGCCACCGTCTGGTCGTTGGCGAAGAACTCCTTGCCGCTTTCCTGGATGAACTGAGCCCACGTCGTCGCAAACGTGGTCCAGGTCTCCGTCAGGAACCCGGACGGCGATTGCGTCGTGGTGAACGCCTCGATGGTCACCAGTCGGTCGAAGCGGCCGGGGTTCATGGCTACAGGCTCCACGTCCGATAGGCGGCCAGGTCATCGGTGCTGGGCACGCGGTAGGGATGCGCGAAGGCGATATGTCCGCGCTGTCCATAGCGATCCGCAACCCGGTCCTTGATCCACTGGCGGATCGGCATGGGCACGTCGGCCGGGGCGTCGCCGTAACCGGCGGTGAACTCGACGCGGACACATTCGGGCGTGGTTGCGGTGGTGGGCCATACCGTCGCCGGGGTGATGCGGCCATCGCCACCGACGCCATGCACGTTGTAGTCGGCCGGGTCCAGGGTGACGGTAGCGCCGCTGGCGTCGTCATACTCGATGCCATCCAGCGAAATGAGCGGCGGCAGCGGCACCGGCAGTTCGAAGCGCGGGAAGCCGTCCAGGTACAACGTCCAGGTCTGTTCGATCAGGGCACGCCCAAGCCATCCGTCACGGCCATCCAATTCGGCCACGGCGGCGTCGATAAGCGCGGCAACGTCGGCCTCATCGGCCGGCGCGGCGGGCGATCCGGTCAGGGGCAAGCGCAAATGTGCCCACACGTCGCTTGCCGCAACGGCGGGCGTGGTCGGTGCGGTGTGCAGTTCAAGGCGCATCAGCCGGCCTCCCGGTTCCAAGGATGGCTAGGATCAAGCGGCGCCCCGTTCACGTCGAAGCCCCACACCTTGCCGCGCCGCTCTTGGGCCTGTTTCACGCTCCGGTGATGGTGCCGGCAAAGCCCCTGAAGGTTGCTCGGGTGGTCGGTCCCGCCGTCGCGCTTGGGCACAATGTGGTCAACGTCAACGGCGCGGTTCACTGAGCCCTCAGCGCGGCACATGGCGCACCAGGGGTTTGCCTTCAGGAAGGCGGCCCGCAGCTTCTCCCAGGCGGCATCGTATCCACGCGCGCGCGCCGACGGCCGGTTGTCCGGCTTGGGCGTGCAGGCGCACCGCTGGCCCGAAGGCACGGTGCGGCGGCATTTGGGGCAGACGCGGGGCGGACGGCTGGGCATGGTCAGTTCGTCCCCAGAATGAGGGAGACAGTCCCGGACGTGTGCGCGGTCACGTTGCCCCGGACGTACCGGAGCGCCGTCACTTCCGCAGCGTCGTTGCCGGTGAAGCTGGCAATGTCGCACCAGTCGGTGCCGTTCAGGCTTCCCTGTAGCTTCACCGTCGCGGTTCCGCTCACGACGGCCTGGACGGCGCCGGGCGAAAACGGGTCGCGCAGGTCGTGCGCAGCGCCGGCCCCGGTCTCGGTCGCACCGTCAATCAGCGTGATTTCGGACATGGCCTAAATCTCCAAGGTAGAGCCCGCCGGGGCGGTGTCGGCTGGACGGTGCCCCGGCGGGTACGGCGCCAGCGTCGTGCGTAGCGCCGGGATGCCGCGTGCTGGTGGTGGGTAAGGAGATGAAGCGGGACGGGCCACCACCAGCTTGAGGGCGCGCGGCGCACCCCCGACAAGTCCCCGCCCGCTATTCAGTCGGCGCGTTCAACGGATGGCCCTTGATGGCCTGAACCCCGAACACCATGCCGGTGGACGGCGAACCCGTGACGGTGACGGCGGCCCGGACGTAACGCTTCGAGCCGACATAGCCCACGGTGGCGATGGTCTCGTCTTCCGCCGGGCTGGCAGCCGCCGTAATGTCGGGCGCCGTGCCGATCAGGTCCCCGGCGTCAACCGTGGTCCAGTCGGAATCGTTGTCGCTTTCCTCGATGGAGAAGGCGAACCCGCCATCGGTGCCCACGCCAATGTCGAAAACGAACGTGCAGGCGTTGAACCCGGCAAGGTCAACGGTCGTGCCGTTCGCGGTGGACGTGACGGCGGCCGGTGCGAACACCTGAACCGCCGAAATGTTGTGCTTCATGTCACGCATTGGTCAGTCCCTCCTTAGCTCGTCATGCTCAGGGCCTTGACGGCCTCGGGCAGAACCAGGTCAGCACCGACACGGCGGCGCGAATGGAAGCGAACAAGCCCGCTGGTGGCCTGAGTGTAAGGATCGCGCAGCAGCGACAGCCCGACGCGATCCACCACCCGATAGGCGCCGGCCAGGTCACCAAACAGGATCGGCAGCTTGCCGGACGTGGCGTCGTCCATGTCCGGCACCTCGATCACCGGCTTGCCCAACAGGGTCGGCGGAACGCCATCGGCCAGGGATTCCTTGAACAGATATTCGCCGCTGGTGCTGGACTTCAGCGAACGCACGGCGGCGATGGTCGAACCGTTCATGAACCACTTGGCGCGGCTCCGGTACGCGGCCTTCACCTCGTACATGAGGGCAATCAGCTTGTCGGCCGACAGGGCGGACGTGGAAGCGTTCTTGAAGCTGGGCAGGTCCGCATGGGCCATGATGCCGCGCGGCTTGCCCGTGCCGTTGCCGGACACGAACGCGACACCTTCAAGGCGGGCGTATTCCGTCGCCAGCATGGCGGACAGTTCGGACGCCACGTTGATGGCGCTGTCTTCCAGCAGCTTTTGCGACACGTCCACATAGACGCTGGCCTCATGCGCCGGAATGGTCACCTGCCCGAACGTGGGTTCGGTGCTCGAGCGGTCTTCCGTCTCGCCAACCCATACCGCAGTCGGGCGCCCGGTCAGCTTCGGCATAACCAGTTCACCGGCGGCCGTGCTGGTGACGGTCGCGTGCTGGCGGATCGGGCTGATTTCCTCAATGCCTTTGATGACCTGAGCCCGGAAGTCGGACGGGGCCAGATAGCCGCCGGACGTGTCATCGGCCACGGTCAGGGAGCGGACTTCATCGGCGCCCATGGCTTCGCGGCCCCGGCGCACGAACGCGGTGAAGGCGCGCGTCTCGACGGCGGCCTGATCGTCGTCACCACCACCGGCAGCAACGCCAGCGCGGCCGGCGCGGGCCTCGAGGCGATCAGTGCGCTTCACCACCGCGTCAACGGCAGTGCGGATTTCGGTCAAGGTGCTGGTCACCTCGCCCATGCGGGTTTCCAGTTCAGTGTTATCGTTGCCGCGCTGCTCTTCCGGCGCGGCGTCGGTCACGGTTTCTTCGGCCATGTCCTTGCCTTTCGGTTGCGCCGCGCCTTTGGCGGCAGTGTCCCCGCGCACCTCATGCACGCGGGCGTCTTCGTTGCTCGGGAGGGTCACAAGGGAGACTTCCTTGACGGCGGCCTCAGTGATGCGCCGTCCGCCGGCCATCGCTTCGTCACGGCGCCGGACAAAACCCACCGACAACCCGTTGACGGCCTTGGCCTTCAAGAGTTCATAGGCTTCGCGGCCCCGCGTGGTGGTCAGGGTCAGCCGGGCGCGGATGAACAACCCGCGCTCGTCTTCCCGGATTTCAGTGATCGTGCCGACAGGGGCGGCCGGGTCATGCGACCACAGAAGCGCCACCGGCCGGCCATTGCCGAGACTGGCGGCGAAAGCGCCGGGCGCGAACGCGGTGCGGTAGCTGTCCACCGTGCCCCATGTGACCGCGTATCCGCTGAACTCGCCTTCGGTTGTCGGCGCCGGGTCGAAGCGGGTTTCGATAACCTCACTCATCGCTCGCGCCCCCCTTCTCAGTGTTCATCGGGAAGCGCAGCTTCGCAGCGTCGCCGCCCTCCGGCGGGAAGTTTTCCTTGCCGCGCGCTTCGTCGGCGGTCATCAGCCCGCCGGCAATCGCCTTGACGTAGGCATCAACGCGGCTGGAAAGATCGGCCATCTCAAGGGCGCCGGTCGTGAACTCGGCAAAGTGATCGGCCCGCTCTTCCTCGGTCAGCAGGTCCCGATAAATCGTCTCGGTCCAGAGACGGAGATACGGCAGCAGGGTCAGGGCGAGGAACTGGCGGCCAAGGCTTTCGGCGTTGGCGTGCGTCACCCGCGACATTTCGGACAGCAGCGACAGCGGCACCCGAAGGAACCGGGACACCTCCGCAACCTGGAAGGTGCGTTGGGCCTGAAACTCCATGTCAACCGAACTGAAGGTCAGCGGGTTGAAGACGGCGCCCTCTTCCAAGACAGCGACGCCACCGCTTTCGGCCCCGCCGTGCAGGGCTTCCGCGCTCTTGCGCAGCCGCGTGACAGCCTGTTCATTCAGCTTGCCGGGCACCTGAAGCACGCCAGACGGCCGCGCACCGCGCGACATGATCCGGCTGGCGTGCCGTTCAAGGGCGATGCCGAGCCCGATGGCATGGCGGCCGGCATGGATCATGGACAGCCCCGCGTTGGGCATGACACCAAGCCCGCGAAGGTGGAACACCTCGGAGCGGTCAAGGTCGCGGTGCGTGCCGTCGCTCAGGCTCATTCGGTATCGCGGCTCAAGCGTGCGCGAGTCCGTCTCGACCGTCACCGACTTGCGAGGCAGCGGCACCACCTCAAGCACGCGGCCATCGCTCGAGCGTGCGACATGGGCGAACGCTTCGCCGTCCAGGATCAGGGCGGCCGTCATGTCGGTCTTCAGTTGGAAGGGCGTCACCCATGGGCAGGGCAGACGCGACAGGATCGGCTCAAGCGGGTGGTCGTCGGCGCGGCGCCGGTCGTCACCCTCGCGCTGGTATAGGTGGACGGGCAGCATCCCCACGCTTTCGGAGATGACCCGAACGGCGCCCATGACGGGCGCGTATTCCAGGGCGGCGTCGGACGAAACAGCGATGCCGGCGGCCGTCGCGTGGGCATCACGCAACATCGCCTCGAGTTCGCCAAACGAACCGGCACGGGTTTCCAGCCCGAAGATGCGTCGAAAGAAAGACATTCCGTTTCCTTGTCCAGCCACAATCCATCCTGGACAAGAAACGAAACAGAACGCAAGGAAATCCCCGCGCGCGCGTGAAGTTAAGTTTGACCGTCGTTGATGTTCGTTGACTGTTGTTGATGTTCGTTACTTGTCAAGCCGGGATAACCGTCTCCATCGTTTCGCCTGCGCGATACAGCATGACGGAAAACCCGCCGTCATCGCCCTGGACGATGCCCCCGCCGTCCGCGCCGTGTTGGCCGATCAGGCGCATCAACAGCATGGCGTGGGCCTGCTCCCGGCGGAATCGGGCCTCGAAGAACGCCAGCCGCTCAGGCGAAAGCGCATCCGTAAAATTGTCGGATCGATCTGAGGTTTCGGCCTTCGGGGGTGCCAGCGCGGACAAGGCGCCCTCGATGCTCAAATGCGACGCGCCGTCGTATTTGCCTTCGATGGCGGCGCGCGCCACGCGCATGTAGCGTTGCGCTTGGCGCACCGAAACGCGGGTGTTCGCTTCAAGCCAAGGCAACCACTCGCCATGCCCGGAGCCGTCTTTGGCCTCGATCAGCAGGCGGCCGGCCTCAATCGCGTGTTCAATGGCCGTGCGCGCGGCAGCCTGTGCGGCATCGTGTTCGCGGTTGATGGCCTCTGCCAGCGTTGCGGCCGGTAGGGTGTCGGTCATTGGTCAGTCTCCCATTCGACGCACGGGGAGTCTGCCCCGTCGTCATGTCCATGCGTGGCGATGTGGGCCATGACCGCGTAGACGTGATCCGCGCGCCGCTGAAGTTCGGCGGCGAGGGCGTCACGGTCGGGTGGCGCCGGCTCGCCCCCGAACCAGCGGGCAGCGTCAGGCATCGTCCAGAACCTTCGAAGTAAGGCGATAACACCGGATCGGATTGGCGAAGCCGGGAACACGCTGGCGGTCCTGTAGCTTCCCGTCGCTGCCCCGGGCCAACATGCCGCGATCCGCCAGCACCTTGGCGGCGGCCACCGGGTCGAGGCCGGAACACACCTCGGAGCGCCAGCTTTCCGGCAGCACCAGATACTCGGTGCCGCCGCTGCCGTCCGGCCGGCGGAAGCCGACGCGGTTGACGATGCGTGGGTCTTTCTCGGGATCGGCATAGGTTCCGGCCGGCTCGAAGCGGCTGGCGCCGTGCTGTTCGATGAACCGTCGAACAGCCGTGATCGCCTCGCGCACCTCCGCCGGTTCGGTCCCGCCGCGCTCGGCCAACCAGTCGTCAAAGCATTTCTTCGCGCCGCTGGTGGCAGCTTGTGTCGGCCAGGGCGCCACACCCCAACGCGCCGCCATTTCGCCGGCAGCTGCCACCAACCCGAACCGGGCAGCAACGCGCAGCACCTGCCCGCTGGTGCCGGCCGGGCACCATTCCTCGACGCATTCGCGGGCATAGCCGGCGGCCTGATCGCCCGCGCGGCGCGGATGGTCAACAAGGTTCGGGATGAATGCGCGGCAGGGCTTGCCGTAGACGCGGCTCGTGGCCAGGCGCAGGTGACGGGCGAGCGCGTCGCCGTTGGCAAAGCCGTGCAACTGTTCGAACATGCCATGCCCGGCTCCGGCATCGGCCGGCAAGTCGACCACGCGCACCTGTTGCCCGGCGGCAAGGCGTCGGCCCCGTCCGTCCTCTGCCATCTTTTCAGCCAGTCCGATTTCGCCGCTCGACAGGAACAGCAACCGCCATTCCAGCGGCTTCCGGGTGGTGCCGTCGCGGGTCGCGCGCGCCTTGCCGACGCCATTGGACAGCATGTAGGCGACATGCCCGGCCTCGCGCGGTTCAAGCTGCCCCATCTCGTCCAGGCATAGCAGCGTGTCGCAGTGCAACGCGGCGATACCCTCGAGCGCGTTGGCGGTCGTGCGCCAACTGCGAACATATCCACGGATCCCGCCCCCACCCCAGACGGACCCGGCCACGGCCAGGGCGGTTGTCTTGCCGATGCTGGACGCGCCTTTCAGGTGGAAGCCGCCTCCCTCGTATCCGGTCAGGTGCAACATCGGCGCGGCGAAGGCTGCCCCTAGCGCCAGCATGAGCCGGCTGTTACCCTCGGCATACCGGCCAATCTGATCCTGCCAGTCGGCTAGCGTGCCGACCACGTTGAAGGCATCGTCCACAGGGTGCGCGGACTGGAAGATAACTCGTTCAGGCATCGTTGGTGCCTCCGATGTTGGCGCGCGGCAGCACGAAGACGTCGCCGGCCCATCCGCCGGTCGTGACGCACCGTGCGCGATCCTTCGGGCGCGCCGTGGCGATGTATTCGTGCAGGGCGTCGCGGGCGAAGCGGCCCGGCCCCAGGATCAGCCCCAGGGACAGCAGGCGTTCCCGGTAGGCGGTGCCGTCGCCGGCCATCATGCCCATGGGCATTGACCAGGATTTCCACACGCCGTCCCTATCCTGGATCCGCAACAGCCGGCCCCATTCCTCACCCGATGCGTTGCGGGTCTCGGCTTCGATAACCAGCGGCGAGCAAAACCACTTCCACTCGGTGACAACGCCAAGCTCTTTGTCTGTCCGTTGCGTGAACTTCTGAACGCCGCGATCCGTGACGCGGAAGAACTTGGTGCCCGTCTCCGGCTCGGGGGCCTCCGGGGCCTCGGTCTGCTCCGCCACCCGGGCGGCATCGGCCAGTGCGTCAAGGTCATCGGCGGTGTTGCCGGCGGCGAACCAGTCGGCCACGTCGCCCTTCTCGGGCAGGTCGGGCAGGTGCAGAACGCGGACGCTGGCGGCGCGGCCGATCAGCAACGCAACCACGTCGTCGGCATGGGCGCGGCCCGGATCATCGTTGTCCGGCAGCACCACCACGTCGGCGCCGGTCAGGTGGTCGGCGTATTCGGTGCGCCACTTGCCCGCGCCGCCGGGGTTGCATGTGGCCACCCGGCCAGCGGCCTCGAGCGCCAACACGTCCTTTTCGCCCTCGGTGACGTAGACGCGGTGTCCGGCCTGGACGGCGGCGATCAGCGCGGGCAGGTGGAACGGCACCAGCGCCAGCCCCTTGACGGACCAGGACCAGCCGTCACGCTTCGAGGGATCGGGCCGACGCTGGCGGAAGTCCTTGGGCTCCAGGCGGACCACCTGAAACAGCAGGTCGCCGGCCGCGTCGTGGTAGTCGTAGGTCGCGGCGATCTTGAACGGCTTCTTGGTCTTCGGCGCCGGTTCCGGCCGGGGCTCCCGCTGGTCAATGTCGGCGCCCACCTCCGTACGCAACCAGTCGACAGCCGCGCCGTTCGACAGGCCGGTGCAATGGGCGATCAGGTCGAGGGTGCCCCCGCCGACGCTGGCCTCATGGCTGTACCATGTGCCCGCCTTCGGCCCCGCGATGTCGACGGCCATGGAGCCACGCGAGCCGAACCGAAGCTGGTTCCGCGTCGAGTATTCCCTGTTCGGATCGCCGAGCAACTTGCGGGCAACCGGCTCGATCAATGCAGCGAAGTCCGGTGTGTCAGGCATAGTGTCTCGTCCAGATTTTCCAGAGCCAGTCCGCCTGCTTTTGTGTCAGCGGGCGGTCGGCGCCGGCCATGTTCTTGCAGAAGTCGATTTCGCGGTTCGACATGCGGGACCGAAAGTCCAGGGCGGATCGCGCGAGGAAACGCCAGCCGCGCACGTCATCCAGCGGCGGCGGCCCGTCGTCGATGTCGTCGGCCATGTTCTGGCGCGGCGGGTCCGGCGGAGCCGTAGGGACCACCAGAACGGCGGCAAGGTCGTGCCAGGACAGCCCAGCGGATTTCAGGGTGCGGTCGATGGCCCGCGCCGTGGCGACAACCTCGCCGTCGCGGTCGCTGGCCAGGACCGGCAACAGTTTCGACAGACGCGGCGCGACAGGGGCGAGGGCGTTCATGGCCTACCCTCCCGCCGACGTAGAGCGCAGCGGCGGCGACAGCGTGGCGTCGGCCCAGCGGTCCAGTTCGGTGCGCTCGTAGAAGATGCTGCGGTTGCGCCGCCGGAAGGCCGGGCCGGTGCCCGCGATCCGGTCCTTGCGCATCGTCGCGGGCGCCCGCTTGATGTTGTGGGCCAGCAGCAGATACCGGCTCGATTCCGCCTCGGTCAGCAGGGACTTGCGCAGATCGGGGGGCAGTTCGACCGCTGCCGTCAGGCAAGCCGGGGGCGTTCGCGCCTCATGGGGCGCGTCAACTTTCATAGCCATTTTCTCTACCTCCGCAGCCTTAGGGCGATCAGCCCTCGGGAATGCTCACATCGAGCCCAAGGGCTCGCCTCTTCATCGTCCGCACGGCCAGTGTCATGTTGACGTCAAGAATGCTTTCCGCATTCCTCAGGTGGTATCTTGCCCGGCGTTCTTCGTCTTTGTCGCGCCCACCAAACAAAGAACGGACTGTCTTCCTGTCGTCCTCGATGGCGGATATCGGCTCAATGCGGAAAGACAGCCCGCGCTCTTCCTTTGGCAGCCCGTCCAGCATCATTTCAATTTGCTCTTGGGGGTCCGGGTCCGGTTGCCGATGGAAAACCCATCGGCCGTTTACGATTAGAAGATGGTCGTCAAACCGTGGTATGGCTTCGGGCGCCGTATTGTGCGGCGAGAAGAGCCCGAACGGGTCTATTTCTCCATAATAGACGGGCCTATCCGTGATCGGCTTCAATTCCCTGTCTTCGGACACAAACAACGTCCCGTTGGTGGCGTAGTTCTCGAAAGAACTCAATTCCACAAAACAGATGTCGTTAGGTCCCTGTGGGGAGGGGCGGCGCACGTTCTGGCACGGCAGCACATGGCGATCCCAGACATGCTGGGGAACGATGTCAGAGGGTAGATATCCGCCCTGTGGGTCCACTTGGGCCAGCGAGCGAACGCCCGATCCAACTTCGGAATAGTCCACCACCGGAGTCATGACCGATGCCAAAAAGGGTGTGGTCGCGATGATGTTAGCGGCCAACTCGAAGGGGATGCCGGCCACGTTCAGCGCGTGAATAACGGCGACACTGTTCCGCACCTTCGGATCGAGGCGGCGTGTCGTCTTCTTGCCCCGGCCCCCGCCAGTAACGCCAGCCCGCATGGTGGGCAGGGCCAGCACAACGCCCACGGCGCGTTGGGCCATGCCCGTCCAGGCGGACAGTTCGGCGTCTGTCGCGCGCCCGATCCACCAATTGATTGTGCGGTCTCTGTCCAGCACCTGCGGCCTCCCTTACGCTCCATATTACGTAGCACGCAGTTTGCCCGGCCGCAAGGCTTAAATCCCGTTCCACGCAATTAATTTCGCAAGGCGCGCGCCCGCCCTCAAGGACAATCCCTCGAGCGCCGGCAACCCCTTGATTTTGCTTGTGTTCCACGCTGTTCCACCCCCTGTTCCCCCAGGGTGGTACAGCCTCGGAAGGAAGGTGCCCGGAAAATGTGTAAGGAAATCAGCCCTTTATAATACCTAAAGGTATGTGTTCCACCTGTTCCACCTTGTTCCACCTCTATACGCTAGCCGGCTCCGCGCTCTCATTTTATGTCGCGTTTTACGGGTGCGCCCGTCGAAATATCGGTTACGGTCGCGCTCGGCTCGCCCTTGGCTGCCCTGAAGGCGTCGGAAATCATTACGGCGGCATCCTCTGCCAGCGCCTGGTGGGCCGACTTCGCCATGTGCAGATAGCGCGCCGTCGTCTCGAGCCGGGTGTGTCCGAGGGCGTGCATGATCCCGGCCGCTTCGGCGCCCTGCATCGCCATCCATGACGCCAGACTATGCCGGAGCCCATGCAACCCAAGGTCAGACGGCAGCCCGGCCTCCGCCCTCACCAGTGCCCACGGCTTCGTCATCACCATGGGGCCGGCGCCACGGGAGGGCGGAAACACGTAGGCGTCGGGGTCCGGGTCTTCCGGGGCCTGCATGGCGATGATGGCGGACGCCACGGCGGGCAAGCCGATGACGCGTTCCTTCTGCGTCTTGGTGCCGGTTTTATGCTCTGTGCGCGGCAGACGGATTTCGCCAGCCTTCAGGTTCACATGACGCCAGCGGAGATTGATGATCTCGCCCTTCCTGGCTCCGGTCAGGGCAATGAGCCGGATTGCAGCGGCGGCGGTCGAGCGGATGCGCCGGTCTTGCTCGAGACGATCCAGGGCCTCGAAGAGACGGCGGTATTCATCAGCCGATTGCAGGATGGTGTCCCGCTGGTTGTCGGTCCCGAGGGAGACGTCACGGACAGGGTTGACCACCTGCCACCGCTCGCCCTTTGCCCAAGCCAACGCGGTCCCCAGCAGCTTCAGAGACTTTCGGGCGGCACCCTCTCCACCACGGACACGGGACAGCCCGCGCGGCCCGGTCTTCGTCGCCTTGGCGGTCTTCCCGTCCCGGATGGCCCGAAACGCCTTCATCACGTCTTCGGGCGTCAAGGCATTGGCGTACAGCCTTCCCATGGTCGGGATCAGGTGTCCGTTGACGCGGCCCAGGTCGGTGATCCTGGTGTGCTCGCCCTTGGTCCGGAACTTCTCCGACTCGGTGTAGGCTGTCAGGACGTCCGTAACGGTCGGGGTGTCCCGCTTGGCCTTGCGCTCTCCCAACGGATCGCGGCCCGCCCGGACGTCGGCGGCCATCCGCTCGGCTTCCTTCCGCGCTTCGTCCGCCGTGATTGCCCCGTGCTTGTCGATCTTGATACGCCGCTGGCGCCCCTCGTGGGTCCGATAGTTGAAGAAGTACACCTTCGAGCCGGTCGGGTGGACGGTCAGCCCGAAGCCGGGCAGGCGGTCATCCCACACCAGCACCTTCCGAGACGGGTCCGGCTCGGTGGCGTCGACGGTCTTCTTGGTGATACGCGGCATGGCCTGCCCCCGGCATAGTCAACAAATGGTCAACGCGCGAGGGTAACAAGCATCAACAAGCCGCACCATACCGGAACGGCAATCAACGGCTAGGGCATTGATGCAGCGCTGAAAATCAACAAGGCGCACAGGCAGGCAACACGGAACAATAAACGCCCCGGTTGCAGGAACTACACTCCGGAGCCGAAGGTCAGGGGTTCGAATCCCTTCGGGCGCGCCATAAAATCAAGGACTTAGCGGCCCCCGCGTGGGGCCTTTCCTTTTTGTGTCGCCACCAAGTCACCAGCGTTTCTCACGAGGTGGCAAGCGCCAAGAATTCGGGAGCACTGAGCTGGTCCCGGTTTGGTGAACCGGTCAGCGGCGTGGTTAAGGTGTGCGCTGCACTGTGATCATGCCGCTTTAAGCGGACTGCGCGAGGGCAAGGAAGCGGA